GAAAAAGGAAGAAGAAGAGGATATAAAAGAAGCTATTGATAGCGGAGATGCACAAGGCCCAACTCAGGTACAAGGTAAAGAGTTTGCTATGAACAAAGGCGGCTTAGTACCAAGACCCAAGAAGAAGTAAGACTAAATTAACCTATAATAATAATAAGGCTACCCAGCACTAGTTGCTGGCCCCACATAAAGGAAATATAATATGGCTGAACTAGCACAAGTAAAAACACCAAAGAGCGCAGGCTTCGTACAACCTAAGGGTGGTTCAAGCGCAAACAAGCGGCGTATAGAACGAGAAGAAGCAGAACTGAAAGAGCTTATTGAAGGACGGTCCGATGGGAATCAGGAACCCAATAGTGAGGCAGCTACGCCAGCCAAAGTACAAGATGACGGTAATACCAAACAAGAAGAAGCCAACTCTAAAGCTGAAGCACAAGAAGATGCAGCCTTAAGTAGCGAAGAGAAGACATACAAGAAACGCTACAGCGATTTAAGGAACCACTTAAATAAGCAGGCTGAAGAGCTTAAGGCTATGAAGGCACAACTGAATAATTCAGGCGCAGTGCGTCCACCCACCAGCGATGAGAGCATTGAGGCGTGGGCTAACAAGCACCCTGAGATTGCAGGCATAGTTGAGACTATAGCTGAGAAGAAAGCTCAAGAGAAGTTTAACAATGCAGATGAGCGCCTAAAGAAGATTGATGAGATGAATGCTACTGCTGAGCGTACTAAGTCAGAGAATGAGATACGAGCTATGCACTCAGACTTTGATGATCTACGGGGCAGTGATGCATTCCACGACTGGGCTGGCGAACAGCCTAAGTGGGTACAGGACGCTTTGTACGAGAACCAAGATGACCCAAGATCGGTTATTCGTGTTATAGATCTCTACAAGGTAGACAACGGCATGGACATTAAGGGTAAGAAGAAAGACACTAAGAGTGCCGCTTCTGCTGTAATGACCAAACGTACAACTAAACCAGACAACGATGACCCTGCAGGACACATACGTGAGTCTCAGGTAAACCGCATGTCTGCACAAGAATACGAGGCAAACGCAGACTCTATTATGGATTCTATCAGGAGTGGTAAGTTTATTTATGATATTTCTGGGGGTGCACGTTAAAAAGGTATTGACAATACGTAGATAACTGTTATAACTATGTATGTTAACTAAGTAGTGTAAAGCCCTATTCAATAGCTACCTTTACACTATTACTACAAGCAAGCCAAAACTACTAAGATAAGACTTACCTGCTTAAGTACAGGCCCGATAGTTCCACAGTTGGCAAACTGAGAACATATTGCACCCTAGAAAGAACAGCCTCTTACACAGTGTTTAAGCTTAATTATCATAAGCCAAACATCTATGGAGGATTATAATATGGCTTTTTCAACAGCGGCGGGATATGGAAATCTACCTAACGGTAATTTCAGCCCCGTAATTTATTCCAAGCAAGTACAACTTGCATTTCGTAAATCTACGGTATGTGGTGATATTACCAACTCAGACTATTTTGGTGAGATTGCTGCCCAAGGAGATACTGTAAACATTATCAAAGAACCAGAAATTTCTGTGAAAGAATACACTAGGGGTACGCAGGTCACAGCCCAGGATCTTGATGACGAAGATTTCTCATTAGTCATTGATAAAGCTAACTATTTTGCTTTTAAGATGGACGATATTGAGGAAGCGCATTCGCATGTAAATTTCATGGAACTCGCTACTAATCGTGCAGCATATCGTCTTGCTGACCAGTATGACCAAGAAGTCTTAGGCTACTTGTCTGGTTTCAAGCAAGGCTCTCTACACGCTGTAGCAAGCGCAGTCAACACCACAACAAATGGTGACGTTGCTGTAGCTACTGCAGGTACTGACGAATTGTTAAGCACTATGAAGCTAAACAAGGGTAGCTTTGGTAATATCACAACTACATCTGCAGGGGCGCATTCTATTCCCTTGACAGCACGTATGCCGGGTGCTACTTCTCTACCAACTGCTACAGCATCACCAGCAATGGTTGTTGCACGTATGGCTCGCCTTTTGGATCAACAGCAAGTTGACACACAAGGACGCTGGTTAGTAGTCGATCCAGTATTCATGGAGATTCTTCGTGATGAAGATTCACGCTTTATGAATGGCGATTTCGGTGAATCAGGTGGGTTGCGTAATGGCTTGTTCATTAACAACTTCCACGGTTTCCGTGTATACACTTCAAGCAATTTGCCTGCAGTGGGTACTGGTGCTGGTACATCAGGTACAGCAAACCAAAATGCTAATTTCGGCATTATAGTAGCTGGACATGATTCTGCTGTAGCAACTGCTGAGCAGATCAACAAAACGGAAACATATCGTGACCCTGACAGCTTTGCTGACATTGTTAGAGGTATGCATCTATACGGTAGGAAGATTCTTCGTCCAGAAGCAATCGTCACTGCCAAATATAACGCAGCGTAGGGGAGGAAAAACTTATGGCTACTTTAACCACATTTTTAGCGCCTACTCGTGGGACAGGTAATCCTTCGAGAAAGCCCTATATGATCGAAAATACTGTCGATCTTACTGCGAGTGCAGTTGACGCCTCATCTGGTGACATCATCCAAGCACTAACAGTACCTGCTTCAAGTGTTATTCTATGGGCTGGTTTCCAAGTTATGGAAAGCGCCACTATGGATTCAAACACTGACGCAACGGCAATTCTTGGTAACGCTGCAGATAACAACGAGTATGTTGCAGCATTTGATATTGATGGAGCAACAGATCTTGTCTATGCACCATCCGTAGCACCTGCTGGCGTTCTTGTCAATCCTGCAGACGAAACACTAGATCTTACTATTGCAGGTTCAGGGTCAACCTTCACTGCTGGTAAACTACGTGTATTTGCCATGTTGATGGACGTAAGCGAAGTCGGAGACATGACTGCTCAAGAAGTAGATCGTGACCTACTCGCATAAAGACTAAACTTTAGGGGCTGGGAAACTGGCCCCTTTAGCTTACCTTAAGGATATATAATGGCATATGATTATCTAGGCTTAGTTAATGACGTAAACAGACGGCTTAATGAGGTTGAACTTACTGCTTCAAACTTTAGTTCTGCTATTGGCGAGTACGCTATGGTTAGAGATTCTATTAACGTAGCTATACGATATATCAACCAGCATGAATTTGCATATCCTTTTAATCACGACACTAATACGTCTGTACTAGTTCCGGGAGTAGTACGTTACGCAATACCTACTGATGCTAAATACGTTGACTACAATACAGCTAGACTAAAAAAAGATACTACCATCAGTTTTTCAGGACAGAGTTTAGATACTCTTCCTTACAATGAATACATAGATAAACAATACATAAACCAAGAAGATGAAGTTGTCTCTACAACTCTCAATGGTTCACATTCAGCTTCAGTAACAACTCTAACGCTAACCTCTACAACAGGCTTTACTGCTAGTGGTACTATTCACTTAGGTGGTGAGCAGGTTACATACACAGCTATATCAGGCAATGACCTTACAGGCTGTAGTAGAGGTGTTAATTCAACTACTGCTGCTATCCATGCAAGTGGTACTACAGTTACACAGTTTTCAGAGGGTGGAGCACCAAGATTTATTGTACGTACACTAGACAATAACTTCTTACTGTACCCCTTCCCCGACAAACAATATCAGTTATCTTTTGATTACTTTACATTGCCTACAGACTTAGCTGCTGCTACAGACGTACCTAGTTTACCTGTGCAGTTTAGATATATCATAGTCGAGGGTGCAATGTACACGGCATACATGTTCAGAGGAGAGACACAAGAAGCTAACTTTATGAAGAGTAACTTTGAAGAAGGCATTAAACAGATGCGTAGTCTATACATTAATAAGTACAACTATATACGCTCTACTGTTACTTCGGGTAGTTCTAACGGCGCATTCGCCTCTCAAAGCAGAGTCCTCTAATACATGGCAACGAATAGAGAAACATTCCCTGTAGAGTTTAAGGGTGGCTTAATTACAAACTTAAGCCCTCTGCAGCAAGGTATTAATATGCCAGGTTCTGCTGCAACCTTGAAGAACTTTGAGCCGTCTATTACAGGTGGCTATAAACGTATACTAGGGTTTTCTAAGTTTGATCCGTTTGTTATACCTCCCTATGGCTCTCCTGTAGTTTTTGGTGCAAGTCAGACAGGCACAACTTTTATTATAGCAGGCACTCATACTACTGCAGCAGCAGGAGATACATTTACTGTCGCAGGTATTACAGGAACGTATACTGTAGGCAGTGTAGCCTTTGATGGCGCTAATAACAGAACAACATTAACACTTACTACTTCTTTAGCTTCAAGCCCTGCTAACGGCGCTGCAGTTACCTTTGTTTCTTACACTACTGCGTTTAGGACTTTAGGTGTAGAAGTTTTTAATGACAGTGTACTAGTAGCCTTAAACAATGATCTGTTTCAGACAACAGGCGCAGGCTATACTAAAATAAATGTACCTTCCTATGGTACTGTATTAGTGAATGGTGCAAGTCAGACAGGGGCTACACTAGCAGTTGACGCTTTGACTTCTGTACCTCAGGCAGGAGATGTCTTTACAATAGCAGGCGTAGACAAGGTATATACTGTTCTTACTAACGCCACAGTATCTTCTGGAGGTTCTACATTAGCAATCAACCCTGATCTAGCCTCAAGTCCTGCAGACAATGCAGTAATTACTTTTATTAGCTTGAGTCGTGAGGGTGCTTTAAGAACACGCTTCAGTGAGTACAACTTTACTGGCACTAAAAAGGTATCTATCGTTGACGGTGTAAACTCACCTGCTATATATGATGGGTCAACTTTTACAGATTTAATTGCTGCTCCTGCTGACGTAGTTGGCGCAACGCAGGTTATAGACTTTAAAAATCATATCTTCTATGGTAAGCTAGATGTGCTATCCTTTACGGCACCCTTTTTAGATACTAACTTTGAGGCAGGTGACGGGGCAGGTAGCATACGTGTAGGCGATAAGATCACTGGTCTTGCTATCTTTAGAGAGCAACTTATAGTCTTTACAGAGAAAACAATATTTAAGTTAACAGGTGTTAGTTCAAGCACCTTTGTACTTACAGCTATTACCCTTGACATTGGTTGTATAGACGGAGATACTATACAAGAGATTGGTGGAGACATCATGTTCTTGACAGGAGATGGTTTAAGGCTACTGTCTGCTACAGATAGGATTGGTGACTTCGGATTAGGTGTAGTATCTAAAACCATACAGAATGTTATGACTGACTTTATAGCTTCTGCTAGTCTCTTTTCCAGTGTTGTTATAAGAGCTAAGTCTCAGTACAGAGTGTTTGCTTTTAATCCTAATAGTATTGGTGCATCAGCCAAAGGAATTATTGGTACACAGTTTTCCCCTCAAGGTGGAGAGGATTTTGCTTGGTCTGAGATAAGAGGCATAGAGGTATTTGCTGCGTCCAGTAAACTGGTAGATTCTAATGAAGTAATTGTATTCTCTAGTAATACAGGTCATATATTTAAGATGGAAGATGGCAATAGCTTTGATAGCACTGATATTACAGCAGAGTACCTTTCTCCATTCTTACCCTTAAATGATCCTCGAACTAGAAAAACAATATACAAAGTATACCTTTACACAGACCCTGTAGGTTCAGTTAATTTTGACTTTAGTTTAAAGTTTGACTATGATGAGTTAAACTCTGTTCAACCAGAATCAATATCTTTTAGTAACGCTACTTCTGCTATTTCTTTTTATGGAGATAACAACTTTGCAACATACGCTACTACAGCTTCTGGGTCTAGTGGTGCAACGTCAGTAACAGTAGCAGCTAATACAAACATGGTTATAGGCAACGGGATAGTTGGCACAGGCATTCCTACTAATACTACTATAACAGACATAAGCGGTACAACTATTACAATAAGTGCTGCTTTAACTGCGACAATTAGCAATGTAAGGGTTACGTCTAGTGGCTCTGTCTTTGGCGGTAAAGTACAGAATATATTTAGCACTCAAACAGTAGGTACAGGTTTTACAACAGCAATATCTTTTAAGAGCATAAGTCAAGATCCACCTTTCTCTTTAGACACTGCTATGTTAGAATACGCCACAAAATCAAGAAGGTAATATCATGGGTACAGGTTACACAAGAAACGATACTACAAACAACATTGCTGACGGTAATGTTATTAATGCTGCAGACCTTGATGGAGAGTTTGATGCAATCGTAACTGCGCTATCCACAAGTGGACACACGCATGACGGTACTGCTGCAGAAGGTGGGCCTGTTACGAAAATAGGTCCTGCACAAGATATTGTTATTAGTGCTTCTATTGTATCTCCTAAGACAGACAACGCCTTAGACTTAGGTACGTCTACCCTAGAGTTCAAAGATCTGTTCTTAGATGGCACAGCCCACATAGATACACTAGACGTAGATGAGAATGCTAACATTGATGGTAACTTAGTTGTTGGTGGTAATTTAAGTGTAGCTGGTACTACATCCTTTAGTGGTGGTACACTTAATCTTGGTGACGGTGCTGGTGACAGTGTTGTGTTTGGTGCAGATGTAAACTCTAGCATTATACCTAATACAGATTCTGCTTTTGATCTTGGTTCATCAACTCAGGAGTGGCGTGATCTTTTCTTAGACGGTACAGCAAACATTGATACTGCGTCTATAGATAATATATCTGACGATACACTAGTAGCCACAAATAAAAAAATACAGTTTCGTGATACTGCTATTCATATTAGTTCAACTGCTGACGGTGATTTAGCTATTGCTGCAGACGATGAAATAGACTTAACCTCAACATTAATAGACATTAACGGTAATGTAGAAATTAGTGGCACACTTGCACAAGCAGATGCCATAACAATAGCTACAGATAAAAAGTTAATCTTCCGTGACTCTGCAATCCATATTAGCTCAACTGCTGATGGTGATATGAGCATAGCTGCAGATGACGAAATAGATATAACTTCTACATTAATAGACATTAATGGTAACTTAGAAGTCTCAGGTACTCTTACACAGACAGGTGTAGCAACCTTTACAGCTACTCCTATATTTAGCTCAGACGTTACTATTACTGATGATCTTAATCTTGTATCTGACGGTGCTGTAATAACCTTTGGTGCAAACAACGATGTAACAATTACTCATGATCCTGATGATGGTTTATTTTTTAAATCTATTGCTACAGGAGCATCTAACCCTTTCCTATTAACAATTCAGACAGGCGAAGTAGATATTGCTGCTGATGACATAATAGGTAAAATTCAATTCCAAGCCCCAGACGAAAGCACTGGTTCTGATGCCCTCTTAATTGGTGCAGCTATACAAGCAAGAGCTACAGCAGCCTATGATGCAGACCAGGTTGAAACTGCACTAGACTTTATGACAGGTCAAACTGCTAATGCAACTATAAGAATGACAGTAGATCATGATCTTATTACGGCTGTTGAACCTATCCAAATAACTGACACCACTGCAGCAAGTAGCTCTACTACAGGATCTCTTATTGTAGGTGGTGGTGCAGGTATTGCTGCTGACTTGTTTGTCGGTGATGACTTTGATGTCGCTGGTGATGCAGTAATTGATGGCACTGCCTTAGTAACAGGCGTCCTGACCACCACGGCTGCGACGGTGTTTAATGGTGGGTTTGCTGCGGGTGGGGTTGGTACGTTTGCTGATGGCTCTGCTGGTGCGCCTTCAATTACAAACACAGGTGATCTTGACACAGGCATATTATTTCCAGCCGCCGATTCTATTGCATTTTCAACTGCGGGAACACAAAGAACCCTGATAAACGCAGATGGATTTTATGATTACTTAGGTGGTGCTAATGATGTAGCCAGATTTGGCGGCCCTAATTCAGGCTCTATAACAATAAGAAATGATACTGCTAATCAACTAATTCTGCACACAGGTGCTTCAGATGCTTTAGTTCTTGGTACAGGTGGCAATAATGATAGATTAACAATAGACGCTGCTGGTGCGGCTACTTTTAGTGGCACTCTTGGGGTTACAGGCGTTGCCACATTTGCTGCTACTCCAGTATTTAGTGCAGATGTAACTATTGAAGACGATTTGTTTTTAGACAGTGATTCTGCTACCATTCACTTTGGCGAAGATAATGAAGTAAAACTTTTTCACGTTGCTGATGTTGGACTTCAACTAACAGGGTCTGGACTTAATTCAAACTTTACTCTGGCTGCTTACCATACAACCGATGGTACTGTCCCTGATTTAAAGTTAGCTAAGTCTGGCAGTAACACTATAGGAACAAATGCAGCAACCGCAGATGGAGAGGCTTTAGGGCAAATTAGATTTGCTGGTGTAGACACAAGTGGAGATAGCCGTGAAGCTGTAACTATGTCTGTTGCTCAAGTTGGTACAGCTAGTGGTGCTGTAGCTGGTGATTTCACGCTTGATGTATCTGGCGATATTAATCTTGATGCAGATGGTGGTGATATAAATTTTAAAGATGGTGGCACTCTTTTTGGTTTTATGGC